GTATTTCAATATAACCCATCAGAATGGTTAGAAAAAAACTTAGGTGATTATAAAATAAATGCAGGTAGAGAAAGTGTTAAGTATAAGGATGAGGTATGGGGTAGGGGTAATATGATTGAAAGTTTTGGTGAGATTGTGTATGATAGATGTAAAGAAAATATAACAGTAAATGCAGGAACAATATCAGGTGATTGGAAAACAATGTCTGAATTATTTTTAAATGTGTACTTAATGTGTCAAGGAAGTCCATCGGCAACACCTGACCAAGCAGCAGTAAATGTAGCATTATCATTTTCTCCATATAAAGAATTGACTAGGTTTACAAATTCTGAAGAGGGTTGGGCTGCACAATGTGGAACGACTGTTGACCAAAGAATGGTCAGTCAGTATGGTGAAAACCTATTAGAACCATCACCGATTATGGATGGGGACATTGTAAAAACAAGTACGGGTATTCCATTCGCAATGGTACACCAATACGATAGAATTCCAGAATGGAATCGAATCATAACAAAAAAATACGAATAATGATTATAGGTAGAGGTGATATAGCATCTGTCTTAAACGATAGAGAAGGGGCAACATTCTTTGTATCTGGAGTTTCCAATAGTAATGAAATTAGAGAATCTGAATTTATGCGTGAAATAGAATTGTTAGATAAACAAGATAGAACAAACTGTTTATTCTATTTTAGTTCCATTTCAGTTGATGATATTGAAAAGGTAGGTAGTAACAAATACTTACAACATAAAAGAAGAATGGAATTGCTTATCAAATCTAATTTTGAAAACTATAATATTATTAGAATTGGTAATATCACATGGGGTAGTAATCCAAACACATTTATCAATTATATTAAAAACAAAAAGAGTAAGGGTGAATCAGTTCAGATAAAAGATGAATACAAATATATAATAGATAAAGACCAATTGGTTATGTTAACTGATAACTTACCATTGGTTGGACAAAATACAATATGTGTGTTTGGCAGAATGGCAAAAGTTGCAGAATTAGTATGATAGAAATTGTAATTTGGATATCACCCACCGATATTGATGATTTAGAAAAATCATTAAATCGATTGTATATTGGAAAGGATTATCTAACAAAAGAACAATGTGATAATATTAAATTTAATATTGTTATGTGTGTGTCTGATGAGATAATTGATTGGAGTAAAAGTAGTGTTACCAAAGAAGAATGTACTGAAAAGTTTTTAGGATTAAAACCATTAACCGATTGGGCATCTAATGGTACGTTTGAAACTACAACTACTATAAATGGATGTACCTCAATGCGAAGATTAGCATCGTATTCTGATTCAAATTATTATTTGTGGTTAGATACTGATATAATCTTTGACCCACAAACCCTAGCACATTCAATCAATTCAATAGATGTAATTGAATATGCAGGATTTACTAAATTTGTATCTATTCCAGAAATCGTAAGGCAATGGGATTCCACATGGGATTGTTTAGTAAATGAAAGATTTATAAATAAACCAATAGGATATCAGGCAACTAATAATCCATATATTGATGCCACTATTTATGGAGACCCACACTTAGAGGAGGTACATAATAATGTCCATCACCAACCATATATGAAATTTGGTGGTGGGTGGTTCGCATTGATATCAAAAGAATTAATGAAGGTTATACCATTTCCAGAAAACTACGGACACTATGGGTTGGATGATACTTACTTAATGTGGGGTGCAAATATATTGCAAGACCCTACCATAAAACAATTCAAATTAAAAAATACAGTTGTGTGTGAAAATTATTACGATAGAATCACCACTTATAAAGACCAAATACAATTTATAGATAAACGTGAGGAGTATAAAAAGTATAACGAAGAATTATTTTATATCGGTTTACAAAATATATTAAATAACAAATGAGGATAGTAATATCAATATTTACTTTACCACATGAAATTGATGATTTAGAAACTCTACTAACTCAGTTAAGACGTGCATCAAAATACCTAAGTGGAAAACACGAATGGGTATTGGATATAAGTATGTGTATAGCGAATGATATGGTAGATTGGAAACGTTCTGCGTTACCAAAAAGTTATTTTATTGATAAATTATTAAAACTATCAGCACATAGTGATTGGTGTGCAAAATACTTTACCGCATCTGAAGATATAAAAGGATGTGTATCTCATAGAAAACATACATTAGAAACGCAAGAAACTGCAGATTATTATATTTGGTTAGATACTGATATCATATTTGATGAAAAGACTTTATCTTATATGGAGGAAACTCTAATAGCAATTAATGATGTATATCCATATACTATTATAACGCCGGAGATTGTTAGAGTAGGTGATTCCACATGGGATTGCTTAGTTAACGAAAAGTATTTAACTAAACCATTAGATTATCATCTTACAAATAATCCATATATAGATTGTGGAGTTAAAGGAGAGGTTACAATAGAAATAGTTAATAATGTAATAGATAATCAACCAAAATATAAATTTAATGGAGGTTGGTTTACTTGTTTATCTGCACAATTATTACGAAGAATTGGGATACCGGAAACATTTAGTCATTATGGATTTGAAGATACATTTATAATGTGGGCAGCAGAAAAATTGATGACAACTACTGATATGGAAATACATCAATTTAAAATAAAAAATTTAGTAATTTGTGAAAACCATAAATACCGAAACAATTCTCATTTATTAAATCATCTCAGTGCTTTTGATAAACGAGATGAATTTAAAAAGATATCTGAAGAAAATTTTAACAAAGAATTACAAGACCTCATTTAACAATGAGGTTTTTTGTTTTTGAATAATACTTATTAGCAACAACACGTTTCATAAATAGGTTATTTTTTAGTTTTAGTTTTCAATTAAAAAAAGGTATTATATGAAACAGGTAATTAAAAGTTTACACATTAATGTAGAATCGTTAAAAGAAAGAGTATTTCAAGCTTTTCTTTGTTTAGCAGGGTTATGGATTGTCTTCGCCCTATGTTTTCAATTGTTTTTTGTTTATTTGCACTTTTCAGGGAAAGATGATATGGCAATGAATATAACAAATTGGATTGAATGGAGAATTGATGGAACATTCAAAAATTCACCTGAAAATATATGGTATGTAGCAGAAGACCATATTTTCGTTGAATCGGTAGAAAACCAAGTTAAAATCGGTAAATTGGCAGGTAATCGCAATCTTGCGTTTGGTGTAAAAAACATCTTAGAAGAGTTTTTACAAGAAAAGGGATATGAGTTATCCACCGATGCCAAATATAGATTAAAAGTTGAAATTGTTTATTTAGATGTCTTATCAACTAAAACAAACATTTCAGTATTTCATAAAAATGAAGATGAAGTTGTTGTTCGCTTAAAAGCAAATCTTTTCAAAGAAGGTAAAAAAGGAAAAGATATTGTAGTAGAAGCGGGTTCATCGGAAGTCTCAATGTCTACACTAATAGTTGATGAGGGTGGTAAATTCAATCAACAGAGTTTAAGTAATGCTATTAAAAAAGCATGTGAATCATTAGTAAAACAAATTGAGAAACAACAACAATAATGAAAAAACTATTAACATTTTTAGGGATATTAATACTATCCACTATCGCATTTACGTCTAACGCACAATTGACAATTAACCAATCGTTTTCACCCACTTCAAACTTAAAAGTTGGTGATACTCTTTCGGTAAAATATACAATTGATAAAGGTACAACTACCCCTCGTTATTTTTGGTTAAGATATCAATTCAATAATAAAGCATTATCATATGTTTCTACTATATTCTCACAAGGTTCATCAGTACAAACATTTTACACGGGTTGGACAGGATACAAATTTACAGCAAGTACTGCAAATAGTATTACCCCTATAAGTTTATATGCACAATATTTAGCAACTCCGTGGGGTTATGTGGCCAATGCAGATTGGAATGCAGGACAATTAACAGTACAAAGAACCGATGCAGCAATCAACGGAGATATTGCAACTCAAAAATATGTAATCAAAGATTTAGTTGATTATACAAATATTCATAAATTAGATTTAGCATATTCGATTGATGCTACAAGTGCAAGTATCACACCAATCACAACAAATCCTGGTACAATATCATTAGGAACTGTAAAGGGTGGTGCTTCGGCATTTAAAGTGAGAGTACTATTTCCACAAGGTTATACCATTGCAGACCACGGAATTTCACTACTACAATTAAACGCAACTAAAACTGATGTTGATTGGACTAAACCCCCATTAGCATTTAAACAATTAGATGCAAGTGGTGAAGCAACATTTACAACCGAAGTTAAAGTAGGTGATACGATTGGATTAATGGTGAGTCCTCCAAATGGTAAAACATGGATGAATAATATTATAACAGTATCTGATGCATATAAAGCATTTTTAGGTATTGCTCAAACTGATATTAATGGTACAAAAAACTTTTTCCAATATAATCAAGAAAGATTAATGGCCAATGTATCTAAAGATGATGGTGCAGGTGCTAGTGTTTATAACGAAACTGACGCGTATTATTTATTTTCACACGTAATGGGTATAGATATGAGTACAAAAGCGTTTATCCCATCATCTACCGCAACAACACTTCGTTATGGTAGTTCATTATTAAATCAAGGATGGTTAGATGGCACACCTAAATATATAACAACAGTAACCTCAGCAACTCAAGCAGTAGATATGGTTTTTGCTTGGAATGGTGATTTAGATTTTTCACATTCATCTTCTCTAACCGAAATTGCAAGTAGAATCGCAACTGGTAACTATGCAAATTCAATTAAAGGTAATGATGAAGTTGGAGTTAATAAATCAATGTCAATAAAATCAATGGCATATACTCCACCGGTATTGGAAAACGCTAAATTAAGTGTATCTTCTACATTGGAAGGTGGTAAGGTGGTACTAACAACTAATTTAACAAAAGAAGGATTAGCTGGATTAGAAGTGATTATGAATTATGATGAATCTAAATTAACTTTGGATAATGTGATATTTGATGCAGGGTCAACCATTACAAACTTTTCTACACACGAAAATGGTAGATTAACATTTGGTTCTATGGACCAATTAAAAACTGCAAGAATTAAAACAGGTACTCCATATAAATTAATATTTACACCTAAGACAACATTGACAAATACAGCAGGATTATTTTATTTTGTATTATCAGATGCAGTAGATGCAAGTGGTAAAAAAATAAACTTAATAGTTGAATAATATGAAACAATTAGTTACAATTTTATTATTATTTATTTCATTTTTAGGGTTCGGACAGAGTGTATCTGCTCCGGACTCTAAATCTTTTTTACAATCTACAACTGCACAAGATGCAAGTGGGTTTATATTAAGTGGATTCAGTTCTACGGCAACTCTATTAGCATCAATCAGTTTAGTAGAATTCCCAACAGGTACAACATTTGTATTAAATACAACAACGGGTCTAACTGCAGCAAGTGGATTTACTTTAAGTGGTAATAAAACTCGTTTAGTAATAACGGGTACAATGACAAGTATCAATACTGCATTAGCTTCTCTAAAAATAAACACAGGTTCGGTAGTTGGTAATGTAAAATTATCGGTTGCTGCAACAATTAATCCAACAGGATTTTATTACAATGGTGTAAATGGTCATTTTTATAAACCCGTAACGGCAGGTACAACTTATACTGGTGCTAGAGCAGCATCATTACTAACAACATTCAAAGGACAGACCGGTTATTTAGTAACAATAACATCGGCATCAGAAAATGCTTTTATATTTGCCAATGTACCACAAGCCAATATATGGTTTGCAGCAACAGATGAAGTAGTGGATGGTAGATGGGTAATTGATGCGGGTCCTGAAAAGGGGACGGTAATGAAAACATCAAATGGCCAAACCGCTGGAAATATAGCAGGTGTGTATAACAACTGGGCAGGTGGTGAACCAAATGGTAGTAACCATAGTGAAGATTATGCAGTAACAAACTGGAGTGGTGCATCAACTTGGAATGATTTATCAAACAATTGGACTAATCCATACATAATTGAATATGGAACTTGGACTAATCCCGATGATGCCACATTTACGGAGTTTTACACCAATAGTGTATCTCATTCAAATGGTGAAGTTTTAACTGCTAAATTTAATTTTGATTTTGGTAGTAATATAGATGAAACTAAATTTTCAACAAAGGCAAATAGATATGTAAATAATCTATGGAGTACAACAACTAACACCTCAAGAGCAATAAGTGGATTGGGTAAAGTGGATATTACAAATGATTTGGATACTGCAAAAGTAAGTGGTAGTGGTATTAAAGCATCAACAACAGCAGGACAAGTTGAATGGGCGATAATAAATCCATATGATGCAAATTTAGGTGGACATCAATTGTTAATAGATGAAAGAGAATTTGATGGAACTGGAGTATCTCCAAGTAATATAACATCAATTAAATTATTTGATATATACGATGGACCAGTTAGTGTTTATAGTGTAAATGGTTGGTGGAAAACGTATGTAATGCCCGGCGATTTGACAACCAAAATAACTTCATCTGCATTTCAATCTCAATTAAGATTACAAGATGGTTGGTACGGAACAAAAGCAGAATTTACTTTCTCACCAATAATGTCATATAAACAACATGGGGTTGAATTAACATATACCAATCAAACTGATTTAAACGCTTTATATAATAGTATTGTGACTGTAACGGATGTTTTTATTGCATTCAAAGAATTATCAAATGGTGGGATATTTGGAAATGAAAGTGGAAATGAATTTACGAATGGTATTCAGTTTTTGAACGCGGATGTAGATGGTAATGGTATATTCAACGAAGCAGATACATACAAATTATTACAACATTTGACAGGAGTTCAACCACTTACATCAAACCCACTATTAACCTTTCTGATGAAACTTTATAGTAAATCGGATTATGATGGAATTACTAAATCTAATTGGAATACCAAATTTAATTCAACAAGAAGTTTATTTCCGTTTAGTTTAAACACAGGTACACTTAATAATACATACAATGTAAACGTTACTTGGCTTGGTGATGTAAACCTATCACATTCCGCACAACAAAGTGCAAGTAGTGTTACTGGTAATTCTATTAGAACTATGAGCGTAAAAACTAATTCAGTTTCAAATGAAGTAAACGCTTTAATTATGGGTGAAAACGTAGGTAATAAAGTTATAGTTACTATATCATTAGACCCATTACAACAAGAAGTGGTGGGAACTCAATTTCAATTAAACTATGATAATACCTCGTTAAGTTTTGAGAAGGTGGAGTTTACAACTAAGGGAAACCCAACCAATTTTGGAAGTGATAGAGGTAATTATATTACATTGGGTTCATTAATAACTGATGGGTCAACTCTATTAGATAAAACAACAGAATATAAAATAACATTTGTACCAAAAATTGAATTGGGTGGAATATTGGGATTGACTTCAATATCAACAACCGATGCCGTTAATAAAGATGGTAAACAATTAAAAATTAAATTGAACTAATGAAAAAACTAATAATAATTCTGTTACTAATTTCGATTACATTTGTTACAAAAGCCCAAATTGTAAAACCCGATACATTACAATTATCACCAAAGGAATTATTTGGTGAAAGTGATGATTGGAACGATGTGGGTATATTACAATCGTATGTTAATTTTTCAAAGGATGTGCTTTCATCTTCAAACTTATCAGTTGGTATAATTGGAAAGCAAATATCAACTACTCTTAATTTGGGTTACAATAAATCATCTATGAATGGGCAATGGGGACACACATTTGCAGCATCAATAAATCCTATATGGAACTACTATGGTGTTGGATATGGTTTCACTAGAAATACGGATAAAAGAACAACCACAATACAATCATTCTATTCAACGGATTTTGATTTCCAAAAAGATATTACACTATCATTCATTGATGTATTCAGAACTAAAAAGTGGGGAACATTTGGATATAGTGTGATTGCATCAAAATCATTTTGGGGAACATACGAAGGTGAATGGGAAGGGAAATATACAGTAGATGAAAATGGTGATTTTAAAGATTTAATATATCCAACAATGCCGGCATCAAGTGAATTGAGTTATAGAGGTATGGTGATGTACACATACACACTCAAAACACAGAGGGTTAATATTTCACCACAAGTATTCCTTATGAGTGATATATACAAAGATTTTAAAGATGGTACGTCATCAGATATAGGATACTTAAATGATTTTAATTTGGACTTATATTATGGAACATCATTTGATTGGAAAATAACTAAAAAGTTTATATTGAATACCAATATCAGATACAACACAACTTTTGATAAATTAAGTGAATCGGTTGGATATAAAAAGAGTAACCCAATCCTATTTATGATAGGAACAAACTTTCAATTTTAATGAAAAAGATATTATTCGTATTTGTAATTTTAGTGTGGGGATGTACAAAAATAGATATGCCCACACCAACTATACCAGTTGAGAAGATATTTAGTGTAAAGGAAAGTAAAGTGGTAAATGGACAATCTATTTACTTTGATTTACCATTGACTGGGATATATACTTTAACTTTAATTGATAAAGAAAGTGGACAAGTGGTTAGTAGAGAACGATTCACTGGCATAAGTGGTGAAAATATAAAGAAGATTTATACGAATTCGATACAATCACAATATTTATATTTGTTATTAGAAGATGTTACTAAAAACCAAATAGGTAAAACAATAATAATAACCAAATAAAGGAACGCATATGAAAAAATTAATTTCAATAATAGCATTATCAATAGTATTAACGGGATGTTATAAAGATGATATTATAGAACCAATAAAAACTCAGGCTACTGATGATTTAAAAATAGCTAATGCAGTTGGTATTAAATTACAATCAACATTTGTAACATCGGAAGTATCTATGAATGTAAAGAGTGATGTAGCACAAACTGTAACTATAAAGATTTTTGATATTGCTAATAGAGTAGTATCCAAATCAACAAGTGATGTAACGATTGGTGATAATATACTAAAAGTATATACAACTGCGTTACCATCATCTGCTTATAGAATTGGGTTATTTGATTCAAAGGGCAATCAATTAGGAATTACAGATTTTAACAAAATATAAATAGGAGAATCAAAATGGCAGAAGAACAAGAGGAATCAACGGGAAAATCTTTTAAAGGTATTCTAATAACAGTTGTAAGTACAATATCATTAGGTATTGCAGCATATGTAACAAAAATTATTACAGGTGAAAAAGATGAAGCACCGGTACAACAATCAGCACCGGTAATCAACATCAATCAAGCAGCACCACAAACAGTAGCAGGTAAAACTATAATCATCAATAAAGGTGGAGATGGTAGTGCTAAACCAGCACCGGCACCAAAACCAAAGAAAAAAGAAGGTGATGAGTTTAAAGAAGAAGCACCTAAGTGGTAATATGGAACAAGGGTTAAGTTTTATAGCGGTTATTGCTTTGTGTATGATAGGAGTGATAATAAATTCACCAATGTGGGTATTGGTGACATTCCCAATTGGAGGTACTTATCTATTAATTAGAGGAAAGAAAAAAGGCTGGAATTGGAAACGATAAAAATAAAAAAGTAAAATGACAGAAAATAATCAACCACCAAGTGGTTTTAAAGATTTATTAAGTAATATGATGGCCAGAAGATGGTACATCACCGCATTGGTATTAGGAGGATTTATGTTTATTATAGGAGGAATGTTCTTCGCTATACTAAATAAATCTGCAATAGAAGGAGAGTGGAAAGAACTTCTACTTTTATTGTTAGGAGCTTTCATTGGTTCTTATGGTAAAATCATTGACTATTGGTTTAGTGATACCGATAAGGATAAGATGTTAGTTCAGAAAATGGATGAGGAAGATGGTACTGCAATGAGTAATACTGCTGATATGCCAGTAACCCCACCAAACAATACTCCATTAATTCCAGAAGCGTTTCAAACCGCTATCGAAAACTCAAAAATTGAAAAGGTAAACGATACATTTGAGCAAGTACCAACTACACAACCAAGAACTGGTATTGAAGTAGATGAAGATGGCGATGGTACGATGGATGGTATAGATTTTGATGGAGATGGTAAGATTGATGTTTACTTCGCACATAGACAATGTGAACACGTTTGGGGAGATTTAGATGGAGACGGAGAAGAAGAATGTTTAAAATGTGGCAAAATTAAAGATGAAGATGCCGAACAAGTAGGATGACCCAAATAATATATTTAATAGCTGGATTATCAATAATAGTTGGAATTGTAAGTAGTATTATGTACATTGCTATTAAACTGAATGAAAAATTAAATAAAAAATAAAGGTTACATAGTTTAACAATTAAAAAAAAAGGAAAAAGGACTATGGCTAAATTTACTGATATTTTCAAAGATTCAAATGATTTGAATGAGAAAACAATCGTAGGGTTTGCATCATTTATTGTAATGACAGCATTTGCAGTTACTGATTTAGTAACTGGTTATTTA